AAGCATTGGTTAAAATACCGGCTAAAGTTGAAAATCATAAAGGATATTTTAATACACTAAAAAAACATTTCAGTCACCCTAATTGGGATGATAGCGGTTCAGATGTTAGCCGGTTTTGTTTTGAATCTTATGACCCGGATATTTATATTAATTACGATAGCTCAGTATGGATTGAATTAGAAGAGCCGGAGTTGGAAGATATTGGTATTTCAGAGCCATTAGTTAGGCTTACATCGGAAAACCAAATTATTGAAAAGCTTTTAACATGGTGGGAGAAAAAACACGGAATGACGCAAGGGAAAAAGAATACAAATCTTTATATTTTGGCAAGTGCATTTTATGACTTCGGTATTTCAAAAACAGACGCAGAGCATGAGTGTTTAAAATTTAACTCCGGAGGCAAAGAAAAAGAAATATTATCTATTGTAAAAAGTTCTTATAAAAAATCAAGTCCTCCGGGTACTAAACATTTTGAAGATAATGATACAAGGCAGAAAATTGAAAAATTAATTCGTGCCGGCAAACCTAAAAAAGAAATTGAAGCTAAATTTAAAAATGTAGATATTTCAAACATAAAAGAGAATTTGGATATTGACGAATTTTGGTATTATAATGAAAAAAATAAAATACTACTTTCTACTCATAAATATAAATTTTGGTTAGAACAAAACAATTTCTTTAAATATTATCCAAGTGAAAACAGCAACACTTTTACATTCATAAAAAAAGAACAGAATCTTTTAGAGGAAACAAGCGATAAAAGAATAAAGGATTATGTTTTAAGCAATATTTTGGAGCGTCCTAATATTGGTTATGCACCTTATGATTTCATGGCAGGAAACACTTCTTATTTTAAGTCTGATTTTCTATCAATGCTATCTACAACGGATATAAATATAAAAGAAGATACTAAGGATATTTGCTATTTGTATTATAAAAATTGTGTTGTTGAGATTACTAAAAACAGTATTAAAGAAATTGATTATATTGATATTGATGGCTATGTCTGGAAGCGTCAAATTATAGACCGTAATTTTAATAAACACGATCACCACAAGGCAATATTTAGAAAATTCCTTTGGCTTATATCCGGTCAAGATGTTACAAAATACAATAGTTTTAAATCGGTTATAGGTTATCTATTACACAGCTTTAAAACTTCGGCAAATAATAAAGCTATTGTTTTTAATGATGAAACTATTTCAGAAAATCCCAACGGAGGTTCCGGAAAAGGTTTGTTTTGGAACGCATTAAAGAATATGAAAAAAGTATCTTCAATTGATGGAAAAACATTTGAGTTTACAAAATCATTTCCTTATCAAACAGTTTCAACAGATACGCAAATTTTGGTTTTCGATGATGTGAAAAAGAATTTCAACTTTGAATCGTTGTTTAGTTTGATTACAGAGGGGATTACATTAGAATACAAAGGACAGGACGCTATTTCTATACCGGTTGAAAAATCGCCAAAAATACTAATTACTACAAATTACACTATAGGAGGGATTGGAGGCTCATTTGAAAGGAGAAAGTTTGAAGTTGAAATGTCAGCATATTTTAACTATAAACATACTCCGTTAGATGAATTTGGACACATGTTATTTTCTGATTGGGATGATAAAGAATGGTTGGCTTTTGATAATTACATGATTAATTGCGAACAATACTTTTTACAAAACGGATTAGTAAAACATGATTTTCATAATCTTGAGGTTAGAAAATTCATCAAGGAAACATCATACGAGTTCTACGAATGGAGTTCAGACACTGACAATCTTCCGATGGGTATTAGGTTAGATAAAAACGAATACTTTGTAAAATTTATTAACGAGTATCAGGATTTTAAAAAATGGCTTAGTCAAAAGAAATTTACTCAATGGTTAGAACAATTCGGAAAGTATTATAATATTGATTTTGAACACGGAAGAACTCATAATAGTAGATTTATTGAATTTAAAACAGAAACAAATGATAAAGAAGAAAATTCAGAATTCCTATTTTAGCGAACATACGCTACAATTAGAGTGTATTGCATGGTTCCGGAATGAATACGAAAGACATAAAAAAGGGTGCATTGTTCCGGTTGTAAATGAATTAGCTTATAAACGAAAAGATGTTGTAATAAAAGAGGGTTGTGCTGACTTAATTGTTTTTTTACCCGGTAAAGCAATATTTTTCGAATTAAAGGTTAGATACAATGATCAACAAGATAATCAGATTGAATTTCAATCATTAGTTGAGGGACTTGGTTACGAATATCACTTAATACGATCGCTAACCACTTTTCAAGAATTATTCCAATGAAAATTGAATTAAATAACAAAATTCAGATTGCTCCAAGCGGGCGTGAATTTAAGCTTGTCGCAACGATTAACGATAACGGCGCATATTGGAACATATTTAAATACATTGATGATAACAATCTATTTGGATTTACAACGGATCAAAAAACAAAATTAACACACGATAAAGCTTACATTATGCTTTATCCACAAACCCCAAAAACAGAACCTTATTTGAAAACTAAAACGAAATAGAGATTATGAGCGAAGCGAAATGCAACCAGATGGTATCTAAGAAAATTACAAACATTTTCGTTTATTCAATAGATGAAGAGTGCGGATGTAATGCTAAACATGAAATCGAATATACATTACCTAATGGTAATTTATTTAATAAAACAGTATGTAAAAGACATTTAAAGTCTAATATAGCGTGGCTGGATAGAATAAAAGTGAAATACATCACAAAAGACATTTAATAAACCTTATTTGAAATAACTTAAAAAATTGAATGAAATGAGCGAAGCGAAACTTTTCGAAATAGAAGAAGTGCAACCCGAAAAAACAGAAACATGTAATAATTGCGAACATCGTCAAAGATGGGAATGTAATTCTAAGGTTTTTCAGTATTGCGGAGTTAGAAAATCAAACCGAACTAATAACGGATTATTGAAAATAAAGTGTAAAGACAAAGCATGTCCGTTATTTAAACCAACAAAACCAACGAATCGTTTAAAAATTAATTATAAATTATAGGGGGAATGAAAAGTTACGAAATACACAAAAAAGTCGGTTTAGATGAATACGTAGGCACTAAGATTAGAGAGTTACGAGAATCAAAAGGATATACTCAGGATCAACTTTGTAATGTATTACCATTTGGCAGGACTTCACTCTGCAACATAGAATCAGGCAGGCAAAAACTAATATTAAAAAATATCGAACAAATATGCGAGGCTCTGGAATGTAAATCATCGGATATATTGCCATTCTAACAACCACAAAAAAAACAGCAGTATTAATTTGCAAATGTTAAAGTTTGAAATATATTTGGTACTAACAAAATAAAAGTATTATATTTGTACTCAGGCTAAGGAAGTGATTTACACGGCAAGCCTAAAATGTAGTTGTTATGGGTTTACATTACGTAATTTTCGATGGTTCTTCTGCTTATGTTGTTGATGAGCAAGATATGTTAAATATCACTAAATCCGACAAGGATACGGAAGTAGTGTTTAAATCCATGAATTTAGACAAAGCGTCTGACTTCGCAGATGATTATAACGACAGCCTTTAATTAGGCTGTTTAAAAACTATAAAAATGAAAAAAGATTTAGATTATTACCAAAAATGGTATAATAAATGGATTCGTGTTTTTAGATATTTATGTGATAAATGTGAACAAACTCACAAAGCAAAATACCTCTCCCAAGAAGTTAAAAAACACATAAGTATAATTGAATGGAGACTATTATGTGTTAAATGGTTCGATTCAAAAGCTGAAGAAAGTACAATGTTTGCAAAATTTAAATAAAATGGGAAGAAAGCAATTAAACCACGTTCAGTACAAAAGAAATATTCATCCTGATTTTGTTGATAAAATGGATAAGCATTTGAATAAATTAAAAAAATCGGAAACCAAAGAAGAATCGAAAAATGAAAACTAAGCAAACGGTAATGACCAGCGCTTGGTCAATCTTCAAAATGCAAAACGTAACTTTTTCAGAGGCGCTTACTTTAGCTTGGGAATCGTTAAAAGCTGGTGTTAAGGCTGTAGTTTTTAGAGCTAACAAGCTTGTGAAAAGCGCGGGTCTTGGTTACGAAACTATCTACTTTGATAAATTACAGTTTGTCGACATTGAAATCAAAAGAACGGTTTACAATAACGATGGTGCGCAGGGGTGGTATGATGGGAGAACTTTTAATAATGACTGATTATGACAGTAGATAACAACATTCAAAAAGGACATACATGTATTATTCAAATGTATATCCCCTCAATAGACAGAGTTTATTCTCAGGGATATTTTAACGGTTCAATAGCGATAAAAATGATCGGCACGCCTTGTATATCTGGTATGTGGAGAATAAAAGCTAAAACAAAATGATAGACATTCACAACGCATTCACAGACATTGTAAAAATCATATCCAGATACGACACCAGAAAAATGGACAACCTAAAACGAAAAGCGTTTTTAGAGCCAATACTTAAAGAATTACAACAAAAATCATTTACAGCAGGTAAAAAACAAGCGAATATAGAAGCTATTAAATATTTAAGAAACCAAATTTAAAAATAGAAATTATGAATAAAGCATTTACAAAAACAAAAGAATTAGTTTTAGACGAAAGATATAAAATTATTCCTGATGCTGATAACGGAGTTATATTAGTTTTTTCAGAGATAAGAGCTAAGAAAGATTCTAAATCAGAAAATCTTATTCCGTTTGATTTTAAGCAAGAGTATCACTTTCCGAGAATAGCACAAGCGTTAAGAAAATATGCCGATTTAACCCTTAATGAAATACATGATTTCGATTCTCTTATTCAAAGATTGAATGATGTGTATTTAATTATAGATTCTATCGACCAAACGTTTAAACAATTTTAACACTCAAAAAATAAAACCATGAAAACAGAAAACAAATTAGACAAAATGATTACAAGAGTATCGAAATTCTTGTTTGACAAGGATTACGGAGTATCAATATTTAGAAGCTAGGATTATGAAGAAACTAATATTATTATTGATGTTGTTAATGTACACAGCATCAAACGCACAGCAAGTAAAATGCTCCGACTTAAGAATAGGACATAAATACACATTACTAGGTTACAAGCCTAAAAGCCCATTTGAAAAAAGACCGAAAGCAACCGTTAGAATTACACGGATAAAAGAGGGATGGATAGAGTATTGCTGGCATTATGAGTATGATAGAAAAGATAAAACTTTATTTTCTCGCAATTGTGAAGAATTTTTAGAAATGGTAAATAGTAAGTAAACAACTAGGTAAAAAGATAATTTAAAAATTGTGTTATGAGAGAACTATTCGAATTAATCAATGAATATCCATGGACAACATTCTTTGTTTTCATTATGATTATGTACATTTTAGGTCTATTGGCATGTATATTTCGCAAGTGAAGCAGAACAACCGATACTAATAATATCGGTTTATTTGTTTTATTGATTCGGGTTTTGTAATTTTGGTAGAAATAAATAGTTTAAAATGGCTTACACTCAGGAAAAGAAAGATGAATGTTTTGATTGGATTATTGCTGAAATAGAAAGCGGTAAATCTCTTATTTCTGCTTTAAATACTAACGGTATGCCAAGCACTTCTACTTTTTACATTTGGTTAGAGGAAAAAGACGAAAAAGGAGAAAAGACAAAAGAAGCAATAGAAAAATCGAAAAGATATACGTGCGCGTGCGAGACAAGAGAATTATTGATGTTAGATGAAATATTAAACATTGCAGACGATCAGGAAGCGGATGTAATTGAAAAAGACGGCGTAGTATTAACTAATCATAATGTAATTGAGAGAAGTAAGGTAAGAATAGCGGCGCGTCAATGGGTATTAGGTAAATTAAGACCTGAAAAATACGGGAACAAAACCGACATTACCTCAGGAGGCGAAAAAATACAATCTACAACTAAATTAGATATTACTCTACCAGACGGTAAAACAATAACTGATTTTTCAATTGACTAATGAATTACGGAATAACACCAGTTTTCTACAAAAACTACCAAGCATTAAAAGCTAAAGACGAAAACGGTAATAGGAAGTATAAATACATAATCAACACAGGTAGTTCTAGAAGTTCTAAAACCTTTTCCTTAATTGAACTATTACACCGTATTTGCGAAAACAATAAAGATTTTAGAGTTACCGCTTGGAGAGACACAAAGAAAGACGCTAGAGATACCATTTGGAAAGACTTTCAAAAAGTACTTTCTATTTCTGGGCGCATGATTTACAGAAATAGAAATAAAACCGAGGCTTATTACTCATACCCTGATAACAATACTACATTTGAGATTCACGGGGCAGACGATGAAGAAAAAGTACACGGACTTACACAAAATGTTTCTTGGTTAAACGAGCCTTACAAAATATCAAAGGACACTTTCGACCAGATAGATCAAAGGAGCGATTTAATTTTTATAGATTGGAATCCTAAAAAATCACACTGGATTGACGATATAGCCAAGCAATCAAACGCAATCGTAATTCATTCTACTTTTCAAGATAACCCGTTTTGTCCTCCTGAACAAAGAATTAAAATACTTTCTTATCAGCCTATTAAAAGAGCTAAAGCAGTTGAATTAAAGCTTATCGAAGAGCATAAAGTAATTGACTATAATTTTGATAAAAACGAGCTTAAAATAGACGAATTTTTATTAAAAGAACTGTATCGGTGTTTACTTAACGAAAATCAACGAAGCGCAAATATTACCAAATGGGATATTTACGGACTTGGAGTTAAAGCTGAAAAACCTAACAGGATATTTAATTGGAAATCTATTTCTTTATTAGATTACAGGAAAATTGATGTTAAAACTTATATTGGCGTGGATTGGGGCAAAGTTGATGCATTCGGAATTGTAGAAGCTAAATATTACGATGGTAAATTATTTCTTCACGAACTCAACTATGACAGTGAAAACAAATGGGAAAACAAATTAACTCCGATAGAACGCCAAAATATAAGAGGCAAAGAAGAGGGTTTTGTAACATGGCTGTTTACTAAGCTTGGAATATCACAAAAACTACATGTATTTTGCGACACTAACAGACCGTTAAAAATTAAAGCGTTAAGAAATGCGGGCTGGGAATTGGCAGTAGCGGCGTTAAAACCTGCAGGAAGTATTTTGGACGGTATCGACTTGCTTGATAACTTAGAAGTATTTTATACTGATTGCTCTGAAAACTTAGAATATGAGCAAGAAAATTACAGCCGAATGGTAGATAAATTCGGAGTAGTACAAGATGAGCCAGAAGATGCAGATAATCACTTGATGGATCCGACTAGGTACATTGTTCTTTGGTTGGAAAAATTAGGAATCATTAAAAAAGTGTAACCATAAAAAATCCCCGAATTAACGAGGATTTTTATTTTTCTAATTATATCTCCTTACCAGCCCTTTACTTTCAATCTTAGTGCTTTGCGTTCCTGTTGGCGTTACTACAACCTTATAAAATTGATATGGCGAGTTTGAAATAACAAAAGCACATGTTTGACTAGCTACATCAGTTAAAGTAAAAGCGGTTTGTCCTGTAATATCAACATAGTTAATTCCGTCCACAGAGCCTTGAGGCTTGACCGTACCAGCGACAACACCAGAAATTTTAGTCAAAGTGGATTGAATCGTAAAATGCACATTCGAACCATTAACGATTGCGAACTGATTCTTTACGGTTGTGTTTGTAATTGTGTCAATTGCGGGATGCGTTGGCGTTGATAATAAATGACCTACCGCCGAATAGGTGATTTTTGGGCCGCTAACTTGAGCCGTGACGCAAATTGTCAGCATGATAGCTAACATTAAAAATAATTTTTTCATAGTAATATTTGTTTAAATTAATTAATTAAAGCTCAAATTTATAAAATATAAAATAAAATCGTTAGTTTTGTATGAACTTAATGCAAATTTAATGGGATTCTTTTTTAATTTCGGATTTGGAGGCAATCAAAGAGAGCCGTTAAATATAGAAACTGATACGGCAGGAAACATATTTTATACTATGTTTAGCTCTTCCAGCGCATTAGGTAAAGTTATTCCTGATACTGATAAATTAAGAATCGTTCTAAATAATCCTGCTTTATTAAAAGTCATTGCTTTAGATTGCGATATTTTTTCATTAGGAAAGATAAATAAATATCAGGATGAAAAGTTAATCGAGAAAGATTTTCTTTACTCGCAGACTAAAAAACCAAACCAACTGCAAAACTGGACGCAATTTGATTTTGATTATAAATTTTGGTTAGATATTTTTGGAACGGCTTATTTGTACAATCCTAACAATTCAAAAGTACTGAATGAAAATAGCAATATTCAATGGCTTAACCCTTGCAATTTTGTTTGGGATGCTGGAATAATTCAAAAACTGCAATCTTTGATTTTGTCAAAGCAAAAGTATAATGAAATATTTAAAAATTCCGTTCTTTATAGATTTGATAATGGAGAAAGCAAATGGATTAAGTTAACCGAGTTAACGCCGTTTCACGATATTACAAACGCAGGATCAAACAACCCGATGAAAGGATATAGTAGAATAGACGCTTTATACAAGGTTATTAAAAACAGTGAATTAGCTTTAGATGCAAAAGGTATTAATTTAGAATTTGCGCAGAAGTTTTTAGTGGCTGGTAAGGCAGACCCTGACAATGTAACACAGTTGCCAATGGGCGAAACTGAAAAGCTAGGCATTGAGACAAAAGTACGTTCTAATAAAAATATTCACGCTGTTAAGTCAATGATTGACATTAAGCGTTTTGTTGAAGATATTGGAAAGCTTAAGTTAGATGAAAGTTTCTATAATGATTATTTTATGTTTGGCACGATGTTTAATATTCCTAGGGATATTCTGGAAGCCAATTTAAGAGGTTCTACTTACGAGAATCAAGAGAAGTCAATGGCTCGATTGATTGAATATTGCGAAGCTCCAAAGGGGCAAATGTTAACAGATTGGTTTGAGAGTCAATATGACTTACAGGATATCCGTATGAGTTGGGCGCATTTAATGTTTAACCAGATATTCGAAAAAGAACGTGCTGAACAAACAGGGGT